ACTCTTGAGAAAGAACTTTGCGAAATTCACGAAGCGATTATGACAGTCGGAAAAGCTATATACAACATCCTCACAAACGACACGACAGTGAGTGGGATAGTAGGGACGAATATCTTTCCAGAGATAGCTCCTCCAAATATCGACGTTCCATATATCGTGTACAGCGTTCTCTCGAATACTCCAAGCGATTCAAAGGAGGACGGGGGAGCTGTAGACGTTTCTAACATTGAGGTATACAACTTCCAAGCTACGTACAACAACGCAATAGATTTAGGGGTTGCGGTTCGTGCTGCACTGGATCGCAAAAATGGAACGTATGGAGGTGTTAAGCTCCAAAGCATTCAATACGCTAACGAACAGATGGACGTTAACGAAACGAGGCATATTTGGGTGTCTATACAGGATTACTCAGTAAGAACTAAAAACATATAACATGGAAGATATAATTGTGAACCACTGGCAAAGTATACTCTTTGCCTTATTAATCGCAGCGAGGGCGATCTTTTCTCTCGTACCGTCAGACAGCCAGGCGGTAAAGATTTTTGGCTGGATAGATATATTAATAACAGCGTTAGTCGGAGGCGATAGACGTAAAAAGAAAAAAAAGTAATGTCACAAACAACAGGACTAATTAACGGCTCGAACTTACGGGTCATGCTTGCAGCAGATGGAGCTGCGCCCGTCATGGTCGATAACATCACAGATTGTAGTATCTCTGTCTCAAGCGAGATGAAGGACACATCCGTGAAAGAAGATGGTGGTTTTAAAGCTGTACTACCTGGTAGAGTTTCAGCTACAGTTAACTTTACAGCTTACTTTGAGGAGGCAGCTACAACGGGATATGTTCAGATCATGCCTTTACAATTGGCTGGAACGAAGCTCGATGCAAAGTTCACTCAAATGTTGGGAACAGCTACAGCTGAAAACTCAGGGGATCACGCATTCGCGTTCGAGGCATTCGTAGTAAGTTGCGACTTAAACGGAGGTGTAGAAGATACAGCGACTTACTCTGTTAGCTTGGAAGTAGTAGGGACTATAGTATACGCAGCTATATCATAACATGAAAATTGAACTCAATAACATAAGCTATCCAGTAAAGGCTACGATGAGAGCCTGGAGAGCATTCGAGAAAGCGACAGGAGTTAAGGTTGTCGAAGTTGACGCTTCAGATATCACCTTAATACCAGAGCTAATTTACTACTTCGTAGTGGACGGATGTAAGGCGCAAGGTATGGAGTTCGGCTTAGATGTAGAGGAGTGGCTGGGATTGATTCAGGTAAGCGACTTACCAAAGTTGATCGCAGTTATGGAAGAGGCGATGGGGGGAGACTCTAAAGCTGGAGGAAAAAAAAAGGCAAAGATGAGCCTATAACGTGGGGAAGGATAGAGGAGCTGGGGCTGGGCTTATTAGGTCTGTCCCCAGATTCCCTCTACTCTCTGACGTTTAAGGAGTTCGGGAATGCTGTGCGTGGAAAAAAGGAGAGTGAGGAGATGCTGGAGCGTTCCAATTGGGAGCGTACCAGGTGGCAAACTTCGCTACTTCTAAACGTCCACACGAAAAAAGGGAGCAAAATATCTCCCAGAGATTTAGCTGTATTCCCGTGGGAAAAGAAAAGGAAAAAAGCTAAAAAAGATAACAAGGGCTGGGATATGTTCAAAGCTCTCGCAGTAAAAAAGAAATGAGATGGCAAAGCTTGGAGATTTAGTTGTACGGATAGGAGCAGACACAAGAGGCTTAAATAAGAGTCTGGGAAAGGTTCAGCGCAATATGCGCTCAATGACGAGCAACTTCACGAAGCTCGGAACTTCTATGACCAAGTCGATAACGCTCCCGTTGTTAGGTATTGCAGCGATGGCTGTAAAGAGTGCAGCGGATCTTGAGAAGATGGAGACAGGCTTCATCTCTCTCGCTGGAGGAGCGGAGGAGGCTGCTGCGATGATGAAGCAGCTCAACGATTTCACAGCAAAAACGCCTTTTCAAATTGACGCAGTCGCAACAGCTGCTCGACAGCTTATCGCTTCAGGTACAGGGATCGGAGAGGTAAACGAACAACTCCAGTTCTTGGGAGATATCGCAGCTACAACAGGACAGCCAATTAACGAGATAGCAGCCATCTTCGCAAAGGTTAACGCCAAAGGCAAGGTGGAGCTCGAGAATTTAAACCAACTCGCGGAGAGAGGCATTCCAGTATTTAAAGGTTTAGCGGATGCAACTGGATTGCTCCCTTCTCAGCTCGGAGCTGGAGCTGTCACTGTGCAGCAGTTTAACGACTATTTAAAGGGCTTATCTAAGGAAGGGGGCTTTGCTGAAGGTGCGATGGAGAGACTCTCTCAAACGGCTTCTGGAAAGTTTAGCACAGCACTTGACAACTTGAAGCTAGCTGGAGCTTCGCTCGCGGAGTCTTTGCTTCCAATTATAAGTAATTTATTAGACAGTGTCGTGGAGCTCGCGCAAAGCTTTGTGGATCTCTCACCTTCTACAAAAAAAATGATACTTATCTTCGGGGGTGTTGCTGCTGCGCTCGGTCCTATACTCTTAATCTTACCACAAATACTCGCAGCTCTCCCATTGATGGCGGCAGCATTTACAGCGATGACTGGTCCGATAGGGTTGGCGGTTATAGGAGTCACAGCTTTAATTGGTACAGTCGCAGCACTTGTCAAAGCAAACAAAGATATCCCCTCTACACTCGAGAAAGCAAATCAAGCAGTACGGGAACACAGCACAGAGGTTCGGTATCTGGTAGGTCAGTATAAAGATGAGTCGAAATCTCTCGAAGATAGAAAACGGATATTAAGCGACCTCGCAGATATCGACGCTACACATTTCGGAAACTTAACAGTTGAGAATACTACATATTCTGACCTTGTTAAAAACTTGGATGCTTATACATCCTCTCTCAGGCGAAACTATCTCGAGAAGATACTTGCAGAGGAGGGCTCAAATCTCATGGCAAACCTTTTACACGCTGAGGAGCTTATAGGAAAAAACAGAATTAAACTACAAAAAGCTATAGATGACGGAGAGAGTGAGCAATTTATTGAGTCACGACGTAAACTATTAGCTTTATCTATAGAAAATGAAAAATTCCAGCTTAATAACCTTGAAGCATTCGAGAAGAAAAAGCTAGAGCTCCTTGATAAGTACGCAAGCAAGACAGGTCCTGTTTCTTCAAGCGCAGTTGTTCCCGATCCAGTTATAGTTGAAAAAGCTGTTGACGATATTATTGGATTTCTCAATAAGCTGGACGCAACGCCAGTTCCCAGGATATTTGAACTACTTAGCAACAGCATTCAAGATTTCGTTGTAAGCTCAACGCCTCAACTCCTTGCGTTCTTAAATGATTTCGAGGTTGCTGTTGAGAACACAACAGAGAAGGTCGCGGATAGTGTCAGGACTATGTCAGACGGTATAAACCAAGCAATTGAAACTGCTGTTGAGACTATGATTATAGGTTTAGCTGAAATGGTCGGAGCAGCTATCGGATCACAACAACCTATTGAAAACGTCGGAGCGTTTATCGGGAATACTCTCGGGGATATGGCTATTAACTTAGGAAAGTACGCTATAATGCATGGTGTTGTCATTGAAGCGATAAGAGAAAGTTTTGAATCGTTAAACGGAGTGCTAGTTGTTGCTGCTGGTATTGCGTTGATCGCTCTCGGTTCTGGAGTCAAATCATCTATAGCAAAAGCAGCTTCAGATGCTGGTATTCCAGCTCTCGCGGAGGGTGGTTTGGCTTATGGTCCAACTCTCGCAATGGTAGGAGATAATAAAGGCGCGAGTATAGATCCCGAGGTAGTCGCTCCACTCTCAAAACTCAAGGGGATGCTAGGAGGTAACTCTATCCAGGTGTACGGGCGTATCTCAGGAGACGATATTGTACTAAGTAATTCACGAGCTTCACGAGATAGAAACAGATTCTAAATGGGTTATACTATAGCTACATCTGAGTTTACAGATATAAAGAATACAGATTGGAAGGTTAAAATTGTAAGCGTTCTTGATCCTAGTATCGGGAGCTCTCCCTTTTCTCTCGGTCCAGATGGCTTCAGTCTCACGTATGATTTCGATGAGTACGACAGATGCAAACCGATTGTTGGGAGTAGGGTACAAATAACTCTGTACCATCCAAAAGAGACAAGTGTAGGTTTGTTCTTTGATGCTTTTTATAACGCACTAGATAGCGCGGAGGAGGGCACATATAGGATAGAGATATACAGGGACCAGGACTCAGCAAATGAGCTTTGGTGGGCTGGTGCGATAATGCCAGAGCAAACAGTTATACCTGACGACTACCCACACGCTCCAGTTACTCTCACAGCTGTTGACGGGTTAGCTAATTTAAAAGGTATTGACTATAATAACGATGGAGCAGCGTACACTGGTACAGCTCTCGTCCTGGAGCACCTTCACAACTTAATACAAAAGCTACACATCAGCGATGTATGGAGCGCGTCAGCTGTAGAGTTAAAGTTTTACGAGGACTATATAGGAAAGGAGTACAAAGATTACATTGCTGGAGCTCAAAACAAGCAGCTCGAAAACGCAAAGATTCATCATAATACCTTTTATAATAAAGACGAGGATAATGTAAAGCAGTACTTTTCTAGCTATGAAGTACTCGAGAGTCTCGCCATAGCATTTAACGCTTCAGTGTTTATGGCTCAGGGCTCTATGTGGTGGGTCCCTCTTGGAGCTATTCAGTCGCACGCCACGGGGAGCACATCTATTGCTAACTTCATGTTAGGAGATGGGACGAGGACATACAACACAAGTGCAAACGTCATAACGGGCGCGATATTTGGCAGTAACTCCGCACAATGGGAGAAGCTCAAAGGATGGGAGAGGACGAGCGCTCCCTCATTTAAGGAGGTATTAAGAACTAGAGAATACCAGGGTAACAAGCCAATAGTGAGGGACTCAATATATACAAAGGTCAACCTCTTAGCTGGTACTGTTCTCGACGATGAGGATATCGAGTATCCAGTAGCAACAAGGTTTTTAATATCTGGATTTATAACGTACAAATATCCAGGCGATGGGACCTCGACAGACGACGACAGAGTCGCGCGTTTAAAGTTAGCGATAAAGCTTAGAGTAGGAGACTCAGGAGGTACAGAGAAGTATCTCGCGAGAGCTGTTACTTTCGATGATACAAATGTCTCTTACGCTCAATTTTATGACTCGCTAAGTGATACAGATCCCGATACTCCGCAATTTTGGGACCCAATATATGCAGCTTCTTCATGGGAGTCTGGAGTAAGTACGACAGATATTATAAGCAACGTTTTCGATAAGAGGCTTGGAACGAACGCCCCAAACGATGGGGACGGAGGAGATATTAACTATATACCTTTTAGTATACTAACCAGCGAGCTCGCAGCTCAAGCTATAGGTTTGCAGCTCTCAGCCACAGTCTCAGGTTTAAATGTTTATGGCGCAAATGATGCGGATTTAGTAGATGCAACAGCAGAGATTACTGTTGGAGAGTTTGCTGTCCATATATACGATCAGGACTCACCCCAAGAGTTCAACACCTTAGATATTAAAGCTACGAATCCAGACAGCGCAAGGTATATACATACTCAAGGAAGCACTCTCGTAGGTGACAGGATTACAGATAACGATCTCGGGACTATTTCAATAAACAATGGTACAACCTATGTAGACTCTTCACAGTGGACCAATTTACAAAGCTCAACGGCTTCGCTTTCTATTAATGGGTTAGGTGTACGCGAAAGGCTCGCAAGCAATGAAAACGCGAAAAGGATAGAGAGAGGTACACTATACCAGAGGGGGTCCACATACATTCATCCTTATACAATATTAACTAACACAGCGGATAGCGGAAACTTTTACCAGGTTACGGGGCTCAATTATATAGCGAATCGCTGTGAGTACGATTTAGAGTGTATGTTTTTGTCTCGTAATATCACAGGCATAACAATCTCACAAGATAACAGCAAAGGAGATGCTTTTGTACCTCCTCCTGGACCGACTCCCTCAACGAAGGGACCAGGACCAGATAATATAATAAGTGATAACTCAACAAAGCTCGGTTTCGTCACTACAGATACATACGGGATTACTCAGGTAACTACTTCGACAGGCTCGTCTGCTATAAATATAAACCTTCCAGTGTCAAAGTCGGGAGGAGGAGAGGAGCTCGTGACTATAAACGCCCTCGGAGCGATGGCTCCCCTAGCAGATGGTGGCTCGGGTGAGTTCTTAAAGACGAACGGAGCTGGAGCTCTCAGCTGGGCAGCTGCTGGAGGTAGTGGAGGCGGTGGATGGTTTGGATCATCTACTTTGCTTAAGGTAATGCCTTGTGAGTTTATGGCGAACGATGACGCTCCCTCGAGAAGTGGATTTCAGGGGTTATATATTGAGGATGATACAAGCGGAAAACTAGGAGTAAGGGTTAACCATGCAAGTACTGAGATGTATGTTATGAAGGCTATCCCAACAGGCTATAAAGCTACTCATGTAAAAGTTTACGGATCCACTGGAGTGTTCAATGGTATTAATGTATATTTATTTAGACAAAGTACAGGGGTAATAATCTCAAAAGGCTCTGGAGATATAAACGCTTTACTTGACATTACAGATATAAGCAGCAGCACAGAAAACAATATAAGTATTAAAGTATTACCTGGTGCCACATCTATTTTGATTTATGGCGCAGATATAACAATCGCAGCAATATGACATTAGCAGAACTTACAGCACTCATGGAGAAGATGGAACAGGCACTAACAGAAACAGCTGGAGCAAATCACTCAAAGCCATGATAGACGCGAAGATGTGGGGACTCAACCTATTATGGGCAACGTGGGGCGCAGCTGTATGGCTTGCGGATCTTAACTATATTATCGCGATAATTGGAGGCGTGACTCTTATTTGGGTTAACATAGAGAAGGCTATCACACATCGACAAAACAGAGATAAATGAGTTACATCCCTTACATCTGCATCATACTTTTAAACGTGGCAAACACACGTTACAAGCTCCAGACGTTCGGAAAGATGGATGGTCACGATATGCTCTGTATTATAATATCACTTATCGGATGCTTCACTTTGTAGCTTCAGAATTTGACTCTCCAGATCTCCCAGGTAGCGGAGCTGAGTTCATGGATGAGGAGTTCCTTAATCTATTAGATAGGGCGCGAGATGAAGCTGGTGTACCATTTAAGATAACGAGTGGGTTTAGGACTCCAGAGTATAACATAGATTTAAAAAAGCGAGGTTACGCTGTTGCTAAAAACTCAGAGCACATGAAAGGTCTCGCAGCAGATATCGCTGTAACAAGCTCAGCGAATAGGCTCATTATACTTGAGAGCTTACTATTTGTCGGGTTCCGAAGAGTGGGGATTGGGAAGAATTTCATCCATGTGGACGCGAGTAAAATTAAGTCTCAAGACGTTGTGTGGGTGTACTAACATCTCATTGTTAATTACTTTTATTGGTTTATATTTGGTGTCGGACATAAAGTGTCCTATCTTTGTGGTATACAAAACGTAAAAACACACTAGAAAAATGACAAATCTCAAAAACAAGCTAACAAAAGGAGAATTAAAAGTATTACTATCAGTATGCGAGGCCGCAATAATTAGTACTGGAGGAGAGTTTACGTATGCAAATGAAATTAAAACAGATTTAAATTCTCAGCAATTAGGTGGATATATTACTCAGTTATCAAAAAAAGATTTGATATATGTAACAGAAGATGAATTTAAGCAAATATGTAATGCTTATGATAATTGTGATTATTTAGATGAACTTTACGAACTAATTAAGTAAATAACAAAACACACAAAACACGATGTACACTAAATTAAATTAATATGAGTTTTTTAAATAACAATTACGAGAGAGCTGCTTCAGGCAGCCAATACCTAAAATTTGCCCCGAACGATAAAGCGACGATTCGCATAATCTCAAAACCGATGGAGGGGATAGAGGTCTGGAAAGATAAAAAACCCCTACGCTGGAAATACTCAGGCGAGATGCCAAAGGAGGCGTATGGAGCAGATGATAAGCCAAAGCCATTCGCTGCGTTCGGAGTATATCACTACGAAGAGAAGACTTATAAGATATACCAGTGCTCTACTCGCTCAGTGCTTCAGGAGCTCGCAAACTTAAACGACGTAGAAGGCGATCCTTTAAGCTACGATTTGACAATCACACGCAAGGGAGCTGGTTTAGATACTAAGTACTACGTTAAGTCAAGCCCAGCTAAAGAGCTCACAGAGGAGGTGCTCCAGGCTTCTCAAGAGTTCGCTGCGAATGTCGATCTCGAGGCTCTATTCACAGGAGAGAATCCGTTTAAATAATGGACATCGATAAACTCACACTCAGCTTTAGCAGTTTAAAGCAGTTCGGCAAATCTCCAGCTCACTTCGTGGGATATAAGAGGCGCATATTTAAGCAGTCCGCACCGATGCGTAGAGGGTGGCTCACTCACCTCATAACGCTCGAGCCTGACAAGATAGAAGAGCTCCAGGTGCTTGACGTTTCGACGCGAGCAAATAAGCAGTACAAAGAAGCTGTAGCGAATCACAAAGATGGCGAGAATGGAGTATTCACAGCGCGAGAGATTCTGGAGGCTCAGAACTTAGCTCTGGCAGTGAGAGATCATCCGCTTGCAAGTAAGCTACTTAGTGAGGCTGTAGAGGTCGAGAAACATCTCAAGTGGGAGATGGACGGAGTGAAGTTTCATGGTTACGCGGACGTTATAGGCAAGGACTACGTAGCAGATTTGAAGATCACAGATAACGAGCCAAAGAAAATACAAAGATGGGTTATGGATAACCTGTACCATATGCAGCTAGCGATGTATTCAGAGGCAGTCTTTCCTGGGCGCGATGTATCGAACTATCTCATTACTTGCGATCCTCACTCTCCTCATGGGGTTGTGGTTTATGAGCTCAGTAGAGAGATGATGGCGGATGGACTGAAACAGGCACAGCTCGAGCTCTCAATGTTTAAGCCCTGGTATAAAGAGTGGGACGGAGAGAGCACTCCCAGGAGTTATGACTTCTATGAGCGCGAAAACGAGCCAATGATATTGGAGCTCCCAAACTGGTACAAATGAAAGATTACATACTTAGAAAATACGGAACGAGGCAAAACTGCGCGGATTCTGTAGGTGTAGACGTGAGAACAGTGTACAGGTGGATAAACATAAGCGCGATGCCTATGCTGAAGCACGCGGATATAATAGTCCAAACAGCTGACACTACGAAGCTGGAGTTAATAGGTGAGATATTATATAGCGAAGATATTAAAGGTAAATGAAAACAGGCGTGTGGATACCTATCGAGATTTGGGAGCTGTCAGAGCTCACACTTATTGAGCGTTATATTCTCGCAGATATTACCAGCTTTCACACGAGTAAAAAAACGTATTTTAAGACTAACAGTAAACTCGCGAAAGAGTGTAAAGTATCTCGATCCTCCATTACAAGGTCTATATCTAACTTAGTCTTAATGGACCATATTAAGATAAAACAAAGTTCACCAGTTAGGAAGCTTGTACCTAGTCAAATTGACGCACCACTGAGTCAAATTGACGCACCACCGAGTCAGATTGACTCACCACCTACTCAAATTGACGCACCACCTACTCAAATTGACGCACATATAAGTAAAGTAATAAGTAAAAGAATAAGTAAAGAAATAAATACAATAACAAAAGAGGTGGTTTTTCCATTTACTGAAAAGGAATTTATAGAAGCGTGGAGTGTGTGGATACTGGAGCGTAAAGAAAAGAAGTTAAGAAGCTACACTCTGAGAGGGGAGCAGTCAGCTCTCCACAATCTCCAGAAGATATCTGGCGACGATTATAAAACAGCGATACAAATAATAAATAACTCAATAACTCATGGATGGCAAGGATTATTCCCTCTTAAAGAGCAAAAAACAAGAGCTCCAAAAATTACACAAAACACACTTGACTGGATTAATAAAGGCGGTCGATAGTGTTGCGCGAAATCTTTCAACGAAAGAGGCGTTTAGTGATGGTTTAATAATTCAATCAGCTAATAAAGTAGACGCATCTTCTACAAGAGCTCTTTTGTTTAGTCAGATAGAAAAGCTGGCGCGCTCAGTTAATGCGACTCGAGCCTTTCAGACTGAAGGAGATATTCAAGATGCAGTAGAGGATATTATAGAGATATTTCCATCGCTCAAGATGGAGGAGATACTATTGTGCTTCAAATACATTCGACAAGGCAAATATGAGCTGTATGGTAATCTTACTACAAATACTTTGATTAAATGCCTACACAATTACGAGATAGAGCACACTGTGCCACTAAGGGAGCGACAGCATAAAGAAGCAGAGCCCTACTCCAATGCTATGATAGACTGGAAGCGTCTAAGCGATGCGATAGTGTTACCTCCTGAGAAGAAAACCCTCGAAGAGGCTGGAGGATCCGTTCATTTAACCTTAGAAGACTTTAATGAGATCGCAAGAGCCCAAAAAGAAGCGTACGAAGCGCACCAAGCGCAAGACGTTAGTGAGTAACCTGGACAAGTACTTCTCGCGCTTCGTGAGGTGGTCCGCAGCTGACTCAGATGGTAACGTTAAGTGTGTGACGTGTGATACTATAAAGCACGTTAAGGAGATGCAGAACGGGCACTTTATGAGTAGGCGACACTATAGCACAAGATGGCACGTTAAGAACTGCGCTGTCCAATGCTACGGCTGCAATATCGGCTCCCAGGGGCAGCAGTTTAAGTTTAGTAAGTACCTAGATAAGAAGTATGGACCAGGTACAGCTCAACACATGGAGGATAGAGCAGAGCTCTCACGTAAGTACACAGATGCAGAGTTAAAGATATTATCACAATACTATAAAGAGAAAGTAGATGAGCTTATTAATAAACACAGCTAAAGCTGAAACAATACAAAGGAATGGTGAGAGACTACTCGATACACTTGGGTACGACTCCAGGCGGTTATACAAAGTCAATCACTCTCAAGGTATAACCAGAGAAGAGTCTCTTATACGTGGCATCATGATGTACCAGCTCAGACAGTGCTGTGGTTATACTATGGAAGTGAGCGCAGATATGTTCAGGATGGACGCTGCATCGTGCGCTTACTGGTGTAAGAAGATAAGAGATTACAAATCAATTAACGATGAGGTGGTGATACAGTACGTTCAATACATTAAGCCATGAGCTATACAAGTAAAGAGCTTAAAGAGATAGCTGAGAACATTAACAAATACAGGATAGAGAACTATAACGAAAGGCAAATCTCCAGCAGTCAGGAGGCTAAGCTGTATCGTATGGTAAAGGATCTATATAAGATAAGCGATGGCATACATACCAAAGAAGCAGAGGAAGAATATATATCACACTACAACTCCAGCTCATGAAGGTCGCACGTATAAAGAGAAGCGATATAATACTCGTCGCTGGCGCAATCTTCGTAACGCTTACATCTCCCTTAATCCTTTGTGTGTTGTTTGCAATCGACTTGCAAGTGTTTGCGATCACATTGTTTCTGTCCGCGGAGGTGGATCGTTCTGGTACGGACCATTTCAATCACTATGCACACACTGCCACGCTGTCAAGTCAGGTAAAGAGCGTCACGAGCTCAACAATAATAAAAAAAAGGGAGGGGGTAGGGGG